TGAGAAGACCCTAGCCGCTGCCAATAAGAAGTACGCAAAGAAGAAAACCGACAAGAAGAAGAAGAAGGAGAAGAAGTAATGGCTGCTATGGGATATATGTCTGGTAAGTACACAGAGTCCAAGGACAAGAAGAAGGATGCCAAGATGCTAAAGAAGGCAGGCCTTGACAAGGACGAGAAAGAAAAGTTTGAAAAGGCTGATAAGGCTCACGGCAAGAAGAAGAAGCCTAAGACCATGGCTGAAGATAAAAAGATTGACGCCAAGATTATTAGCAAGATTAAGAAGTCTGATAAAGACGATAAGAAAGAAAAGAAAAAGAAGTAAGAGTTAGGCCCCTCAAGTAGGGGCCTTTCTTCTATTATAAGCAGTATCAGTAACCCGCTGCGGGTCTGTGTAGTTCCCACTACTTGCGCTTTTTAAAGGGGTTTATTCATGCTATCTACACCTGCCTTCAAGGTAGTTAAGTCATGAAGCATATCCATAGCGCAATTGATGCGGCAGCAAAACACACAAGCCGTTATATGACAGGTCAACTTCGCAAAGAAGCAAAAGCAAGCGGATGGCCTCGCCACGTTTCCGCCAATATGGGCGTTGTCTATGAGGACAAAAGGTTTCAAGTTCATGTCCACGACAAGCACCTTTCAGAGGCTAATGACCTGGAATACGGGACTGAAAACAGTCGTCCTACCGCTGCTATTCGTCGTTCTTCTAACAGAACACAAGAGTCCAATGCCTTCTTTATGAAGACCCTACATAAGTTAGTGGGTGAACTATGACATTTCTTATCTCCGAAGACGAAGCGCTTCGCAACCTTCTTTTGGGTATGACAGTAACTGACCAAAAGGCTGCTAGTGAAGGTAGCACAACTCGTTCTGTAAAAGTTTACTTTGGTCAACCTGACCAGGAAATCCGTAGCCAGTCATATCCATACATTGTCATTGACATGATTGACATCTCTGAAGACAACCTTCGTGCAATGCGTGGAATGGTTAAGCCTATTTATATGGATGACCCAGAAACTATGCCTGCAGTAGAAGAAGGTGACGAACCTACACCTTACAATTCAGAAACAAATGACTGGATGATTCATTGGCCTATTCCAGTAAATATTGATTATCAAGTTACTTCGTATTCTCGACAACCACGACATGACCGTGAAATCTTGTCGCAGATTCTATACACAAGAATTCCAATGCGTTTTGCAGTGTTGGAACCAAGTGATGGCAACAGTCAGGGCGTAGGCACTGTTCGCCGTCTAGACCTTCTGGATATCTCCAAAAGAGATGTTACAGAGCAAGGGAAGCGTTTATTTGTAAATGCTTTCACAGTCCGTGTCTCGTCCGAGATTGCGGAAACAACATACAACCAACTCTACAAGGCGCTTCAAGTTGACGTTACAGGAGTCACGGATGAAGAAGGTAACACTGATGGAAGTCAGGTTATTGGACGTTCTGAACTAACTCCAATTGATTCGTTCACCATATCGCAACCATAAGGAACCCTTACCCAACTAGTTAGGAGAAATCATGGCATATAGCCGCCCAGGTGTTTACATCAGTGAACGCCTTCTCCCACCTGTTCTCACAGGTGGAGTCACAGCGAATGCTGCAGGCGCCGTTGTTGCACCTTTTGCACAAGGCCCAGAAACAGTAACGCTTGTCAACTCTTGGTATGAATTTACCAAGTATTTTGGAGGCTACAACGCTTCCTACCCAGCAACCTTCCAGGTTGGTTCTTACTTTGCAAATGGTGGTAGAGAACTTTATGTTCAACGCCTTCTTGCCGACGATGCAGAAGCAGCAGCAGTAAACGTAGTTAACAGCGGAGCCGCTGCAACTATGACTATTACAGCAAAGAATGCTGGAGAAGACGGTAATGACCTACGTGTTGTTGTTACTGCAGGTTCTGTTTCAGGTACTTACACGCTTGCTGTCTACAAAGAGTCAGGTGTTGCAGGTAACATTTCTGACGACATTCTTCTAGAGCGTTACGAAAACGTAGTAACAGATGACCCTGCAAGCAGCGATTTTGTTGAAACTGTTATAAATACTGTTTCTGCAACTATCTCCGTAGATTCACTAACAGCAGGATTAACTACTGGTTCAGTTTCTGGTACATATCCACTTACAGGTGGAGATAACGGAACAACCCCAGTTGCTGCCGATTACACAGATTACAAAGGAACAGGCGATGCAGTGTTTGAGCGTTTTTCAGCGCTAGACCGCCCACTTGTCATGTTCCTTCCAGGGATTTGGGCCGCACTTGCTTCAGCAGAAGTTTCAGTTATTGATGCTGCTACTTCATGGGCAGAGAGCAACAATGGTTTTGTCATCATTGAAACTGCAGCAGGATTAACTGCCGCTAACGCAATCTCTGCAGCAGGAAGTTTGACTGACACCAGTTTTGGTGCGGTTTACTACCCACACGTATACATCTCAGACCCAGTAGGTCGTGGTACAGGTTCACTTCGTTTGATTGGACCATCTGGTGCAGTTGCTGGTCTCTACATGACCACAGATGCAAGCCGTGGTGTTTTCAAGGCTCCTGCAGGTATCCAAGCAACAATTGCAGGTGTAGTGGCTGTAGAAAAGACCTTTACATCTGCAGAACTAGACTCAATGAACGCAAGCACATCACCAGTTAACCCACTTCGCCAGATTCCTGGTGCAGGGCTTTCTGTAATGGGTGCTCGTACATTGAAGCAAGATGGAACAGCAAACAAGTATGTAAATATGCGTCGCTCTCTCATCTACATCCGCAAGCAACTCAAGAACAATACAGAGTTTGCTATCTTTGAAAATAACGATTCACAACTATGGTCACGTCTACGTACTACTCTTAATGTATTCTTAACTGAGTACAAGAATCAAGGTGGACTTCGTGGCGCAACTAACGCTGAGGCTTTCTTCGTCAAGTGCGATGGAGAAAACAACACAGCAACCACAATCGCTAACGGAGAAGTACATATCCAAGTTGGTGTTGCTCTTCAATACCCATCAGAGTTCATTGTCATTGACCTAAGTCAAAAGACAATTAACTAGGCCGAAGGAGAAAATAAATAATGGCAATCGTAAATAGCCGCTCAACGTTAGCAACTGACCCAGTTCGTAACTTTAGGTTCTTGGTAACGTTTAAACCACAAGACACAAGTAACACAGCACTTGGAACAGTGACAATTCCAATGGGCTTTACTTCAGTCTCTGGATTGGCTGTAACAACAGACTCAATCCCATACCGTGAAGGTGGATACAACACCACTGTTCACCAGATTCCTGGTCAAACATCATTCACACCCCTTACCCTGCAACGTGGCGTAATCCTCGGAAGCAAGCAAAACTGGGATTGGATGAAGCAGTTGTTCGCAACTGTACAGGCTGGAGGTTCAACCCTTGCATTAGGTAAGAACTTCCGTTGCGACATTGAAATCGCTGTTCTAAACCACCCAGTTCCATCTTCAGGTGCAAATGTAACTAGCGGAACTGGCGCTGTGGTTGGGGCAACCGATGATGTAGCAATGCGCTTTAGAGTGTATAACGCATGGCCTACAACAGTGGCATACTCAGACCTAAACGCTGGTGATAACGCTCTCTATGTTGAGCAAATGACTCTCGTACACGAGGGCTTTGACCTTAACTGGGGTGCATATAACACTGCAACTCCTGCAGCGTTTACAGACGCACCAGAATTCGACTAATCTAACAAAGGAATAAAATGACGAACACAATTAGTGCAGCGGCTAATCCCGCAATGGCAAATAAAGCCGTACAAGATATGATGGCTGAAAAGCCAAAAGAAGTTGAAATTCGCATTACCCCTCCTTCTGACACAGTAGTGACCCTCCCTGGCGGATATATCACATCCGCTGGGGAGGTTACTACCGAAGCAGAGGTTCGTGAACTAAACGGTCGTGACGAAGAAGAGATTTCAAAAGCAACTACTCTAGGTAAAGCGCTACTAACAATCTTAAAGCGTGGAACTGTACGTGTTGGTAATGAGCCAGTCACAGATGCAATGCTAGATAACCTTCTTTCAGGTGACCGAGACATGCTTCTTCTAGGAATCTTTAAGGCAACATTTGGAAACATTGCACACTTGGGCGGCTATTGCGGCTCATGTGCAGAAGCAAAAGATGTTGACATCGAAATCGACAAAGATATTCAGATTAAAGTTCTAACAGACCCTGTTAATGACCGTACCTTTGTTGTTAAGGGTAAGTCTTTGGAGTACACAGTGACTCTTCCTACAGGTATGACCCAAAAGGAACTAATGCTTAGTGCAGACAAAACAGTCGCTGAACTAAACACACTTCTTTTAGAACAAACTATTATTAAAATTGGTGAAGCACCAGTGGTAAGCAAGATTCAAGTACAAAACCTTGGACTAACAGACCGTCGTAAAATTGTTGATGAAATCAACAAGCGGATTTGTGGCCCACAGTTTAATGACTTAACACTTGGTTGCCCTGACTGTGAAGGCGAGGTACAGGTTCCTATTAGTTTAGGTACCTTATTTCGCTTCTAGTCGAATTTCATACTCTCAGTTATTGGCTGAGTGGAGAAATTTAACTGCAATGTATGAAGGTTGGACGTTGACAGAGATACAGGCTCTGACACCGAGAGAAAGAAATAACTGGGCACAAATACACCAGTTACAGAGTTAAGGAGATGACATGGGTTACGCCGCAGATGTAAAAGCATTAACTGCTGACATCTCCAAACTTACCAACCAAATTAACGAGATGAACGTTGCCATCTCAATCGCAGGAAAAAGTTCTGTTGGTATCTTTGCTGCTGTTCGTGGAGCGCTTAGCGGCGGTGGTCAAAAGGGCAACGGTAGTGCTGGAAGTAATCGTCTTGCGGCATCATTTGGGTACTTACAAACTCCACCACCTGTAACCAGTATGGACGGTGGAGGACAGGGCGGTAAAGGTGGTGGCGGTACACCTGCAAAAGCACCTAATGGTGGTGGAGCAAACTTTAGCGCTTTAACAAGTACCTATGGTCAAATGGGTAAGGCTGGACTGGTTTCATCGGGTCTGCAAGCGGCTGCATCTGTTGGTAGCACAATTTACAACATGGTTCCAGACTCTTCTGGAGTTGTAAACCGTGCTGGCTCATACTACCAAGCAGCCCTTCGTTCTCCAGGTATGGGCCGTGCAGGATTAGCACAAGCGACATTTAGCGCTCTTCGTGGTGGTATTACCAGCATTGGCTCTGATGCCAATGTTGGAAACATTCTTGCTAATGCTGGTTATGTACCAGGTGGAGTTGATTATCTTGCTGCATCTCGACAGGTTCGTGGAGCAGCAACATACCTAGGAATGCAGAACGAAAACGCTGCATCTGCAATCGCTGGTATTCAAGGTGGGCCAATGTCTGCTCAACTTTACCAGTACGGCATTACAACTATGGATGACAAAGGAAACGCAAAGAGTGTTGGAGATATTGCACAACAACTCTTCAAGGTAATGTTCCCTGCAGGAGCAACAGCCAAGGGCGTACAATCTTCGATTCGTAGCGGTTACGCAAACTTAAACCTACAAGGTTTAGGAATGAATACTGACCAACAACAGATGATTAGCCAAGCGCTCATAGATATTGCTGCAGGTAAAAACCCAGACCTTGCTTCTGCTAAATCTGCTTCTGGAAATCAAAATCCTTTTGACCCAATGTTCCGTGCAAACACTTCCTCTACACAACTGCAAGGTGCAACAGAAAAGAACATTATCTCTGGATTAGGCGCCGCAGCAGGAACTATTGAAACTTTTAATCGTAATATGGAAGGCATGATTGTTTCTCTTTCTACCTTTAAGGGTTACTTAGATGGTCTTAGTGGAAACCCACAGGGTGCCGCCCTTAAAAAGGGTGGAATGGACCTTTTCAAAGTAGGTAAAAAAGTTCTTGGTTTCGGAATGATGGCTGTTGGTGCTGGGCTTACTCCGTTTACTGCTGGAACAAGTGTTCCACTAATTGCTGGTGGTGCTGCCATAGCGTTTAGCGGTGGAGGTACTCCAGGTTATGGCTCATCTTTTGGTGGGCGCAATATGGGCTCAGGAAAAGGAGCCAGTAGCCTAGTTAGTTATGGCTACGGTGCTCGTGAAGCACAGGGTGGAAACTGGAGCAGTACTGGTGGAGTTCACCAAGGAACTGACTATGACGTTCCATCTGGAACTCCAGTTGTAGCAGTAAAAGAAGGAATTGTTTCAAACACAACTTTAAGTGCGGATTATGGTCAAGCAGTAATTGTTGACCATGAAGGTGGTTACTCATCTATTTACGCACACTTAAGCAGCAAACAAGCAACGCCTGGAACTCGTGTTTT